TCACCTTCTTGAAATTGTTTGTTCATTTGAAACGCAAGACCTTTGCTAAACTTAGTCGCAAAGTCCTTTATCATAAACCCTATGATAACAATCATTACCATACCAATATATGGTAACAGAAATTCAGTTATTTCTAATGCAGCTGCATTTGGTGTTGGTATATCCATTATTGTTTAGCCTGTTGTTTTTTTTGTTCTTCTTCTTGTTCTTTTATAAATTCTAACAATAAACCTACGTAAATTTCCCTCTCCCAAGGCATCATATTTTCTAAATCAACTAAACTATAATTATGATGTTGCATCATTGCAAAATTTGTTTTATAATAATTAATTACAGAATCATGAGAGAGGGCTACTCGAAAAAACTTCCGATTCCTTCTATGGTGACTTCACCTTTCTTTTTAGTTTTAGGATTAGTAACTTTAATAACATGAGCAACTTTTGGCATAGTATCAAAAAAACTTCCTAATTTTTCAAATTGTTCAGTTGTTAAACTGTCAATAAATTCTGATAAATCAGAATCAGACATATCTACTTTATTATGTACTGTTTCTCCATCATGAACTTCATGCACACATCTTTTTATCACACCTATCATTTTATCCACATCGCCGATATCTTCATTCACACCCATCATATCATTTATTGTAGGATATTTCATTATAATTTTAATGTTATCAGTTACTTCAATTATATTGGTATGTTCTTTTTTCATCGTCACACCAATTTCTTCTAAATTCAAAGTAGTATTTACTTTAGTTTCGTTATCATCAGGACAAGTTAAACTCAATTCAACTTTTTCTCCTACAGATTTTCCACGTATTCTTAAAAATAAAAATTCCACATCAAACATAGGTATAGTGTACGCATCAACTTTTCCAAATGTACACGAATTGATAATACCAGCAAGAGCATCTCTTGTTTGTTTTTCATCATCAGATTCAGAGGCCATCATTAAAACTTTTTGTTCTTTAACTAAGAACGGTCTATACTTTATTTTTTCACTTGTAGATGGTTGTTCAAGTTCATATGTCGGTGTTTGTAGTTTTGGTAGTGCCATAATTTTTCATCCTTTATTATAATAAATTTAGTAATCTAGGTACATTTCTAGAAATATTTCTTTCCACGCCTCTAATTACTGTGTTAAAAATTCTTCCAGTTACATCTGTACCCGTTTGATTCGCATCTAAATTTGTCCACTTTCTAAAAGTAAACTGTACATTTGTTTTAAGAATTTCTGTTGCAGCTTGATAATTTAGATTAGATGCTGTAATAGTTTTAGGAAAAACTTCTTCCATTCTTAAACCATATCTACGGCGATCTTGTTGATCCAGAAGATATACTTCCATAGACCCAATATAATTTCTATAGTATCCTATATTAAATGACTTTTCATCAAAAGCTTGTCTTTGCCAGTTTTCAAAAAATACTCTTTCGTTTAAACCAGAACTCGCTTGAAAATCTATTGAAATCTCATCTGCAAAAGTTACACCCTCAACAATTTCTCTGTCAGGGCCGTATATATTTGAATCTGTACTAGTAGTTAATGTTCTTCCAGGCAATATGACACTTTCTGCTCTAAGGGATATAGTTCTTGAATCTGAACTTCTTTCTTTATTTGCAAATATATTTTCTTGTTGACCACCACCAATTTTTGCTGGTGCATTAATTACAATTTCGTATCTACTAGGTAAAGCATATCCTTCATTACTACGAAATGCAGATAAAACATCATTCAAAACACCAAACGCTGTACCTTCTAAAAATTGTGCAATTGCCATTAGATCATACCCCTAGAATCTTTCCATACTTCACTTGCAGATGCTTTCTTAAATCTCTGTACAGGTAATAATGCAGCTACCATAAATTCATCTGCATCTATTCTACGAAACTGAGACTTGGTTTGTCCAGACAAATACTTATGTATAGTTTGTTGTATTAGTTTTATTCTTTTAAGTTTACTATAATCAACATTCAGTCTTGTACTTTCATCAAATTTTGTATTGTTAGAGTAATCTACTAATTGATCTAACAATTTTACTCTTAGTGGAATTGGTAGATAATGAAAGTTAATACCTAAAAATCCATCAGAGTATGCCTCTAATGGTAATACCAATGGAAACGTGTCGTAGTAAGGAAGAGTCTTCTTAAACTTAGGATCATAGAAGAACATATTCAACTTACCTACGAATGGTTTAGTATCTCTTTTACCATCTCGTATTAAGTCCAGAGCGCCTGGCTTACCAAACTCTTTAATCTTATCTTTGTACCACTGAGTAGAACGAGGTCTACCACCAGCTGCATCCAGAACGCTTTGTATAAATTTTGACTGTGCCATATGACTATTTATACTTTATGTTGAGATGGTCTTCTGTTAATATTTTGAACTCCATATTATTGTTAGTACACCATTCAGTTGCATATTTCCACTTTGCTTCATTGATACCCCATGTCTTAACTTCTCCAAACCATCTTCTGGTTTTTCTTGTAGGTTTTTCTGGTGGAGGTTTGCATTGTTTCTTAGGCTTTACTTCTATGATGTATTTCTTAACAGAATCGTCTGCTTGTTTGACCTTTATGTAGAAATCAGGGAAATAACGATGTATTCTACCATCCCAAGGTGAGAGATATGGTATGACTATCTCTTCACTACCCCATTCAAGTATAGAGGTATTGTTATCACAATAGACCATAAACTTACGCTCCCACAGAGAACGATAAATTACGTTGTGAGGATTCCCCTTATACTTTTGAGGATTTCTTGGATTATATCTACCTTTGTATGACATCTCTTATAAATAGTTCAAAGTTTATAAAGGTATTTAGTATGTCAGATAGAATAGGTATCACTAGTTTTATACAATCCAATATAGCAGGTAGATTAAATGCTGCAATTAGAGTAGGAGCTGACTCTGCAATAAGAAGTATAAGTGGTCTTAATAAAGAAGGTAATAATTCGTCTTTATTTAGTTCTAATAAAAGTAGATTTGGCACTAGTCTTTTGTCTTATCCTTTTGATGTAGAGACTGATACAGAACAAGGTCATCACATACTTTTTACTGTTAGAGTAATAGACCCCGCTAAACTACAAGAAGTTAAAGCAAGAAAAACTTTTGCAAAAATAGTAAGAGACATATCAGCACTTGATGATAGACAAAAAAAACTTGACGAATCTAGTTTAGGTGATACCGAAGATGGCGCTTTTGAGTTTAATAGACAACAAGCTCAACTAAATGTAGACCGTCAAATACTTGATTTTAACCGTGATATAGCAGAGTCTGAAGTTGCAAGAACACTTTCATCATTTTCTTCTGATCTTGGTACAAATCGTTCTATACAAAGAACATCAAGACCAACTCGAAGAACAGAGACTACAATTGCATTATATATGCCTCCTAATGTACAAGTTAGTTACGATGTAAAATATGGAGATCAACCGATAGGTTCTTTAGCACAAATAGGGTTGGAGGCAATTGAAGCATTTAGAGGAGGTGCAACCGTTACAGCTTCATTAAAAGCACTTAGAGATAATGCAGCAGGAGAAGTTAGAGAAGGTGCAACAGGTTTTTTAAATGCGACATTAGATACTTTGGCGCCTGGAGCAAGAGCTCTACAACAAATAGATAGTGGTAAAGTTGTTACTCCAAGAATGGAGTTAATGTTTGAAGGTGTTGGTAGAAGAAGTTTTAATTATACTTTTGTTTTTATACCAAAGAGTGAACAAGAGTCTATAATAGTAGAAAAAATTATTCAAGCATTTAAAGTAAATATGATGCCAGAATATACTAATGCTACTACAAGAAGAGAGATGAAAATTCCAAACACATTTGATATAGAATATAGATATCAAAATACTGAAAATAGTTTTCTCAATAAAATATCAGAGTGTTTTCTAACTAAAGCTGATGTTCAATATGGTGCAGATCGTTTTACTGCATATGAACGAACAACTGGTCAACACGGAACTGGCGCTCCAGCACAAAAAACTACACTGACTTTAGCTTTTACTGAGTTAGAAGTTCTTGATAAAAGTAGTGTTGAACAAGGATTTTAATAATGTATTTTTCAAATTTTCCTTTAATAGTATATGATTCAGTAGGTAATGGTAATTTTAAGATAGTTACTAACTTAATGAAACGTGTAGCAATGAGAACAAAAGTTAGAACAAATACTTTATTTTTTGATACCTATGATGTTAAAGAAGGAGAAACTCCAGAAATATTAGCAGATAAATTATATGGTGATTCAAATTTACACTGGATAATATTGTATGTTAATAATATAACAGATCGATATCATCAGTGGCCTATGTCATCTGGACAATTTAATGATTTCATTGCTGATAAGTATTCTAATATTGATGCTGTTCATCACTATGAGGTGTCACAAACATCTGGTGATACTTCTGTTAAGATTGATATTGGAACTGACACTACAGGATATTCTGAGGCAGACCTTACAACTATTACAAATAGAGAATTTGAAGAAGAAAGACAAGACACAATAAGACAAATAAGACTATTAGACCCATCTTTTGTACCACAATTTATAGAAGAATTTGAAACCCTTATAGGATCAAGTGTATTATAATGTCATTACTGCAAGCAGTCGGAGATTTTGAAATACAAACAGCAAAAGTAATTACTTCTGCTGGAATAGAA